ACCATTAAAACTTTCCATGATTGGTTTCCCCCAAGACTCTTTGGCGAGTACCGTGTTACTGACCATACCTATATCATTACTAAATTTCCCAATGTCCACCTGGAAGTTTTGTTTCGGGCTTTGGACAGACCTGATCAGGTATCAAATTTGCTTTCCCTGGAATTAACCGGAGCGTGGTTCAACGAGGCGCGTGAAATTCCAATGACTATTATTGATGCCATGGATGGTCGTATTGGTCGTTATCCAAGCGGAAGGGACGGTGGAGCTTCATGGTATGGGATGATAATGGATACAAATCCCCCGGACGATGGATCGATGTTATACAAACGTTTTGAAGTCATTCGTCCGGAAAACTGGAAAATATTTAAACAGCCTTCAGGATTATCAGCGCATGCGGAAAATACAACCCATTTACCAAAGAACTATTACATCAATCTTGCCAAAGGCAAGGATGAAATGTATAAACGTATTTATATTGACGGACAGTATGGGTACCTCGTCAATGGGAAACCGGTATTCCAGTCATTTAAGGACAATATCCATGTCGCGTCCCATCAACTTGAGCCGCAAAAGGGGCTGGACGTGTTGACGGGATTTGACTTCGGACTTTGCTATGACGATCAAACAGAAGTTCTAACAAAAGTAGGATGGAAGTTTTTTAAAGAGGTTACCGATAAAGATTTAGTAATGACAAAGAATTTTGAGACAAATGTAATTGAATATCAAAAACCAAGTAAACGTATAGTACGAGAACATGATGGAGATATGTATCTTTACGAAAATCAAAATGTAAATTTTTGTGTAACTCCAGAACATATAATTCCTTGTCGAAAAAGATATGGGTATGATGGATTGATTTATAAAGGAGAGCATAGGGTTACCGCTAAATATTTATTTGAAAATACATCAAAGCATTATGCTGTTGATCTTAGAGCCAAATGGGATGGGAACTCAAAAGGTTTATTTGGTCCGTTGAAATGGGAATCAAGTGTATTTGCTAAATTTATGGCTTTATATTTAAGTGAGGGATGTTGCGATAGAGTAAATAGTAGAATTAGTATTGCCCAAAACAAGCAAGATAAAATGTTTCAGAATGTCTTAGATGATACAAAACTTGTCTGGTTAAGAAGAAAAAACGTTTGGCGTTGCTCCAATAAAATATTAAATAATTATTTAAAACAGTTCGGACACGCTGGTGAAAAATATATTCCTTTAGATATAAAGAATATGTGCATTGAGGATATTGAATCATTTATTATGGTTTATACTCACGGAGATGGGCATATTAGAATAAGAAAAAATGGTTCAATTGAGCATACTATATTTACTATATCAAAAATAATGGCTGATGATTTACAGGAGTTGGCATTAAAAGTTGGATGGTATGCAAAAATACGAATAGTAAAGCCTCAAGATTCAACGATATTTGAAAATGGGAAAGGTAGAATAATTCATAACGAAGGTGGTTATTGTATAACATTTAAAAAACGAGCGAAAGTTTCAGAATTAGCAAAAAACCATTTTTCTAAAATTTATTATTCTGGAAAAGTATATTGCCTGACTGTCCCTAATGGTACTTTGTATATTCGTAGAAAATTAACGCCAAGTTGGAATGGGAATTCTCCGTCTTGCGTAATCGCCCAGATAACTCCTCTCGGTCAACTCCGCATCCTTGATGAATTAGTTTCCGATGGCATGGGATTGCGCCAATTCTGCGAAAATCAACTTCTTCCGCTATTACGTCTTAAATATTTCGGTATGAATGTCGTGGGATTCGGTGATCCTTCCGGAGTTTCCAGGGCACCGACAGATGAATCAACCTGTTTTGAAATTCTCCAAAGCCCGGAAATTGGTCTGCGTAATGTTACTCCTGCACCGACTAACGCTATCCTTCCCAGAGTTGCGGCTGTGGAAAATTTCCTGAATAAAATGTATGCCGGAGAGCCTTCTTTTATCCTTTCTCCCAATTGCTATTATCTCCGCAAAGCTATGAACGGTGGATATCATTATGAAAAAGAGCCAAGAAGCTTAGGCGAAGAATACAAAATTATGCCTGTGAAGAACTTCTCGAGCCATATCTGTGATGCCTTACAGTATCTTTGTATGTTTATCGCTGAAAAAGATGTCCATGATAAGCGTTGGAAGGATTTAAGTTCAAGGGTTAACCTGACAGACTATAAACCGGTTAATTCAATCGGAGGGTATTGAACAATTGATTTTGTGTAAAATTTAGTCACTACAATTTAAAACAATTGATATAAAATTCAGGAGAAAATCAATGGATAATATAAAATCAGAGTTTCAGGAATTCAGAAGTAATGGTATCATTAGGCGCGCGCCTCTATAACCAGTTCCTGACCAACGAAGGTTTCCGGTTTGCCAAAGAACAACAATGGCTGGAAGATTTGCGCGCATACAAAGGTCTATACGACCCCGATATAAAAATATCCGCCAATGCTTCCAAAGTGTACCCCAAACTAACGCGCTCAAAAGTCAACATTGTCCTTTCCCGGCTTCACGAAATGCTGTTCCCTGAAAATGATAAAAACTTTGAAATCAAACCGACCCCGGATCCCAAAGTTTCTTCGGAGATAATTGAAAGAATAATTCAGAGTTTGCTTCAACAAAAAATGATGGAAGCGCAAATGGAAGCGCAAATGGCTATACAGCAAGGCCAGTCCGGATCTATGCCCGGACAGCAGCCTCCCGTCGAGTCTCCATCCATAGAAGATGTCCGACTTGCTATTAAAGCTTTTACTGATGCCACCTGCGAATCCATGTCCAGGGTAATTGATGACCAGTTACTTGAAATGGATTATCCTGAAGAAACCAAAAAAGTTCTTAAATCAGGTTTGCTTTACGGAACCGGCATTATGAAGGGTCCCATGATTAACAAACGTACTAAACATAAATGGGAACCAAACGCCCGGGGTGATTATCAGGAATCCAGAGAAACTGAAGATATGCCTTATTTTGAAGCTATCCGTATTTGGGATTGGTACCCGGATATGACCATTACCGAACTTTCCATGATAGAGGGAAGTTTCGAGCGTCATATAATGTCCAAACATGATATCCGCGATCTTATTATCCGGGAAGATTATTACAGCGATATTATAGAAAAGTTCTTATCAGAACATCCCAATGGTAATTATACCGCAAAGAATTGGGAAATCCAGCTTCAGACAATTGAAATGGAAGCTGGCGCTAAAAGCACTGCCACAACAACATCCTATACTGCGATTAATAATACCAGCCGCGCCTCCAACCGTCAAATCGGCAAGAAATATGAAGTTCTTGAATATTGGGGATACATAGACGGTTCCGACCTTGAAGCGTGTGGAGTTGATGTTCCAGACCCGACATTAGAATATGCCGCAAATGTCTGGATAATAGGAAAAACAATTATAAAGGCCAGTTTGTTTGAAGGAGCTCTTAACCGCTACAAACTGTTTTATTACGAAAAAGATGAAACCAGTCTGTATGGAGAAGGGTTGGCCAGAGTTATGCGGCACAGCCAGATTGCCGTAGCATCTTCCGCCCGTATGGTATTGGATAACGGCAGTGTATGCAGTGGCCCTCAATTGGAAGTCAACTGGTCGCTTCTTACTCCCGGACAGGACATGTCTTCTGTTTATCCCCGGAAAATATGGTATAGAGAAGGGCGGGGCATTGAAGCTCAGTACCCGGCTATCCGCAATCTTAGTTTCGAGTCCCACATCCCGGAACTTATATCAATTTCCAAGTTCTTCATGGAGTTTGCCGATATTGAAACCACTCTTCCAACCTGGCTGGCCGGTCAGATGGTCAACAACGAAACCGCGCAGGCCGCTTCCGGTCGCATGGCAACTATAACCATAAGCATAAAAGACATAGTAAAGAACTTCGATATGTTTACCGAGCACATTATTCAGGATCTTTACGCCTGGAATATGGAATTCAATCCCCGACCGGAAATAAAAGGTGATTACAGTGTCAAAGCGCGTGGAGTATCTTCTCTTATTATGAAAGAAATCCGTATGCAGTCAATAAATCAGTTTATGTCAACCCTCAGTCCTGAAGATTTAATCTACATTCCACGCAGGGAATTGTTAGCTGAGCGTTTAAAAGTCCACGATCTCAATATTAATCTGAAAACAGAGGAAGAAGCCGACAAGATTCGCGAGCAACAGTCTAATTCTGAAATGGCTATACTGGAAAAAGAAATGTTAAAATCTGATATTGCTAAAAATAAGGCTCAAGCCATGACCAATCTTGCAAAAGCGAAAGGAAAGAATATCGAATCCAATAAATTAGCTGAAACTTTACCTGAAATTCCGGAAAATGAGTCGCCTGAAATGAAAACAGCAAGACTAGAGGAGGAACAGGCCAAAATTGATGATCAGAGAACAAAAACTGCCTTGACTGTTGACAAATACAATATGGACAAGGTATCCATGGCTAAGGATATGGAACGTCAAGACCAAAAACATGCCGTAGAAATGGCCGGAAAGATTTTAGAACACAAAACTGCTATGGATATTAAAAGGGAAACAGCAAAGCATAACATAAAAATGAAGGAAAAAACAATGAGCCAGCCAAAAACAAAATCAGTTAAAAAAGGAGAAAAATAAATGCAGGAAGAAATGCGTAAAAAAACTGAATTAGTCGCAGCAGTCAATGGGTTCAACCGTACACCTCCAATGGACGCTGTAATTGCCCTTCTGGATTTCTACATTGAAATGATCAGAATCCGGAATGATGTCGCTCAGGAATCAGAACTCAAGTACAATCAGGGAAAAATTGCCGCATACCTGGAGTTAAAAGATACAATGGTCAGGGGAAACTCGCAGGTACCGGTGATGATGAATGGTAATATCACAGGTTAATGTCATAGTCCAACTAAAAAATTGTTTGACAGTAAAATAAAATTGTGGCATATGGTAATCGTAAATGCATAAATGTGTTTTAAAAAAAGATTTGAGACGAGATTCAGCAACTTTTAACCATCAACCAAAAGAGGGGAACAGGGAGGATGGCGAAGTAAAGTTATCGAAACAGGAAGCTATTGAACTCTGTAAATTAGCTCAGGGAATTAAGAGAATTTTGGAGTCCAAATTAGCGAAAGCCTAAGTCTTAAGTAATATACGAGAAAAAAGGTTGACATTTAGGGATTAAGTTTCCCTTCTGTCAACCTTTTTTTATTTACAAAAATGAGAGGGAAATTTTTATGAAAAAAAAACCGGATGAAAAAACTGTTGCGGATATGTCACAACAGGATGAAGCGTTTAATGAAGTGTTTGATGAAGCGTTTAACGAAGCAGAGGGGAAAGATGATGGCGGAACTGTTGCTTCCGGCATAACCGGCACAGATGATCTAAAAAAAATCAATACGAAACCGCCTCCAGGAAAAGTGGCAGAACCGTCTCCGGTTAATGATAAAGAAACAGATTCTCTTCCAGCAGAAGACTATGAGCAAAAATGGAAAAGTCTCAATGGGATAATTAAATCCAGAGAAACCGAGTTCAAAGCCAAAGAAGCGGAATACCAGGCAGAGATAGAGAAACTCAAAAAACCTCCCGATTCTCTTCCTGTTGATGATAAAAATAAAAAAGTAGAAACCGAACTGGATGTTGACGCTCTTTTAAAAAATCTTAATCTCAGTGATGAAGAAAAGACCATGTTAAAAGAGTACGATGAAGAATTCGGATTGGTTTCTAAAGTAGAAAATCTTAAACTTAACAAGGCAATAAAAGAGGTGTATAAAATACTGAATGAAGGATTCGAGGCGAAACTTGCAGAAACTCGCGCCGAATTCCAGAGTCAGTTAAAGCCGACCACAGAGTTTGTTGAAAAAACAACAAAAGAAAAGGAGGAAGATGCTGTTAACGCCCATTTCGGCGCTATTGAAGAAGCTCATCCTGATTATAAATTTTATCTCGAAAATGATAAAATAATTGAATGGATACAAACTAAACCGGCATATCTCCAAAAGGGAATGCTGGAAGTTTACAAATCGGGAAATACCCAGGAATCTATTTCTCTTTTGGATGATTTTTATAAAGAGAATAATATTCAAACAACCAATCCGCCTCCGGATAATGTTGTGGAAATGGACAAGGCCAAAAAAGATCGCAAAGCAACCTTAACTCCCCCGCAAAGTAAACGCGGCGCAATAAATCCAAATCTTAAACCTTCTGATGATTTCGAGGGAGCGTTTGATGAGGCGAGTAATAAATATAAATAAAAATAAGGAGAAATTATAATGAATTTAACTACGTATGGTAATATAACTCCTAGGACTGCCGGATTTGTTGCAGTTGAGTTGTTAAAAAGAGCCATGCCGTATCTGTGCCTGGAAAAATTCGGTAGACGATAGTTTGGCCGAATTAAAAGTCCTTAAAGTCGGTGAACATCCCACGAGTTATTTTGGCAACATGGAACGGAATTTACCAGTATGAGAAAGAAAATGCAAATAAGTATGGCAGGTGGGACAGAGAAGCTGAAGATTGTCGTCAGAATTATTACTTCTGTCGATGTCTATATGATGTACCTCAAGAACTTCTGTGGCTTTATCCCATCCACAAATATCGCAAAATGGTTTTCTTCCATTGCGAAGAAGTTTGGCTTTAGATTTGTAGTGTCCAGCGGAGTGCTTACAGCTTCGTCCGTAACGAATGTACCTTTGCTTAAAGTACTCTTTCCGTTTGATACTGCGACATTTTTCGCAAACTCTTCCTTTTTGGGGAGGGCGACCACAAACGATACAAGATTTACATTTTTCTCTCATGGCTGGTTATTTAACCGAATTAACCGAGTTTGTCAAGATAATTTTTTGGGACAATACCGAGCCAATCCGTAACGGAAGGTGTAACGACTATGAACGAAGAAGAATTAAAGGGAGCAATAATAGGAATGGTTTTAGGAGACGGACATCTCAATTTAAGTGGAAGATCAACAAATGCCCATATGGATTTTGCTCACAGCAAAAAGCAAAAAGATTATGCTGTTTGGAAATCTGATATTCTTGGGCAGTTGACGGATGTTCGAGTGACTGAAGGTGTTATTACGGTTAAAGGAAAAGAGTATGAGAAGGTAAGAGTATTATCAAAAACTCATCCTCTTTATACTCACCTCTGGAAAAGATTTTATCATAATGGAAGAAAAACGATAGATCATTTTCTGATGAATTCCTTAACTCCATTAGGTCTTGCTATTTGGTATCAAGACGATGGACATCTCAAAAACCATGAAAATTATTTAACTCCTATGTTGGAAACCAATTGTTTTAATGTGGCAGAGCATGAAATAATGACAAAATCTTTAGCTGATAAATTTCAACTTGAATTTCGCGCCAACCATCTCAATGCAAAATATTTAATGTTGAGACTTCGCAGAAAAGACAGAGAAAAGTTTTTTAGCATAATTAAAGATTTTATTCATCCTTCAATGGAATATAAAATT